TACCAGATGGCGCACAACCCTCAGCAATATCTATGCCACCAATATCGGTGTTGTTTGCTGCCGTAGCACTCCACTCACTTATCTTATTCTTTGCCATAATCTATCCTTTTAAAAGCCAAGTATTGCTGTTTATCGGCGTGTCTGTCCATGTGTTTGTATTTACCGATACGTCTGTCCAAGTATTGCTTGTTACTGGTATATCTGTCCAAGTATTTGCGCTAACGGTTACATCTGTCCAAGTATTATCACCAGCAGGAACAGGAATCCAGTTATCACCTAACTTTGTGCCATTAGCAATGACAGTAGCGTTACCTGCGATTGCGCCTATACCAGACCAAATTGCTCTAGCATTAGCTGTTACTGTTGCAATGCCATTAATATGTGCGTCTGCGCTGTACTGAACACCACCAAGTGCCGTAACTGTAGCAAGCCCGACTACCGAGCCAGATGCACTTCTAATTCTTGATGCGTTACTTGTAACAATTGCAACACCATTTATTGATCCAGCAGCAGTTCTTACCCTAATTCCGCTAGATTGTACTGTAGCATTGCCATTTATTATAGCATTTGCGCTATAAATTGCCCTAGAACTTGCAGAAACGGTCGCTATGCAATTTATACTACCAGCCCCTACTCTTACCCTTGCGCCATTAGCAATAACAGTCGCTAGACCATTGATTTGAGCAGAATTTAGTCGTGTTCTATTTGCACTAGCAGTAACTGTTGCATTAGCTACTATTGTAGCATTTGCGTTAGCGATTTTATGAGCATTTGCTGTAACTAGCGCATTGCCATCAATACTAGCCGAGGATAATAAGATTTGACTAGCTAATGAGCTAAACGGTACTTGTGAAAATGCTGCAAATCCAAACATTAATCTGCCTTAATTTCTTTAAGTTCTTCTACGGTTGTTAACGTATCTACTTCTTTAGTAATATCACGCAAGCGTTGTTTTTCTGCAACAATTGCTGTTGTATCTGCACCACTTTCTAATGCACGTTGAAAAGCTATATCTTGTGCTACTAGCAAAGGCTCACGCTCTGTGCGTAATCTTACTTTAGTAATCTCTTTAGCTTTGTCTATATTAATAGTAATCATGCATACTCCCACGCATCACGAAATGTTCTGTCTTCTGGAATGTCAGTAACGTCCACAATAGTAAATTCTAAACCAGCAGGAACATCTTTTTCTGCTAGTTCTTCAATTGTATGAGTTTCTAACCATTCAGGTGTTGGAATAATAATTGCTACCCCACCTTCTTCTGTTTTATATACAATTCTTTGCATTAATCAATCCTTATCTATAAACTGATGCCATAACATAAGCTGTATCAGCTAATCCACTAACCGCAGAGTTCCAGGTAGTAATCCTAAAATTTGATGTTGTTGGAGCTTGAAATGCATTAGTAGCTGATGTATATGAACCCCACTCACCAACAATACTTCCAGTTGATGAACCTTGCGTATTTACTAATGATGCATAATTAGCATCGGGAAAAGCAGTTGTAAAGTTTATTGTGTAATTACCAACACCATTATCTGTAATACTAGACACATTACCACTAGCACGAATTGCTACTGTACCTGTGCCGTTGAAGTTTACCCAAGCACGGCAACCGTAAGCTGTTGCAACTGAACCATAGCCAGAGTTGAATTGTAGGTTACTACTAGAATCAAGGCGCATACGCTCTGTATTGGCTGTTCCTAATGCCATATAGTCGGTAGTATGAACATATGCTATATAACCAGCAGCTTGTTGTGCGCCACCTGTAGTACCATCAGCAAAGAATACAGAACCTTGACTAGCTGAACCACTAACTACAGTAATGCCGTTGTCACCTGATGTAGTTCCAACTACTAAATTGTCAGCAGAAGCATTAAATGAACTAGGTGTGGTATTACCAATACCTAGGTTGCCTGATGCGTCAATACGCATTGCCTCAGCACCACCCTCAGCAAAGGCTATGGTATCGGCAGCAGGAAAGAATATACCTGTATTGGTGTCACCAGCAGTTGTAATAGCAGGTGCAGCAGCAGAGCCAGCAGAAAATGTAGATACACCACTAGCACTAATAGTAGTAGCAGCAATGGTAGATGGTGTCGTAGTACCAAGAGTGCCGTTTAGTGATTTGTTAGTAAGTGTTTCAGTACCAGCTAAGGTAGCAAAGTCACCGTCTGAAAGAGCTGTATTGAATTGTGCTGTTGTGCCGGTTAGAGTATTGCTAGCTAAGTTGATTGATTTATTAGTAAGCGTTTGTACATCGTCTATGGTTACAGACTTACCTGCTGGATAAGTAACAAATACATTTTTGACACCAACACTAAAGTTAACTGCTGACCCACCGTTGCTGGACGCTAGTATCGTATCACGAGATAAAACAGTACCTGTTAAGGTATAAGTACCAATCCCTACTTCCCATTCTGTACCACCTACAACACAGTAGTAAGTAGTATTGCCATTACCAATAGAAGAAAATGACTGAAATCCAGATACAGTACCAGTAAGCACAAGTGCAATAGTACCTACTGTAGAAGTAGTTTCTTGTACCCTATCTTTGACTATAAGAGCCATGTGTTATCCTAAGATAATGTTACTGAAAGACTGCCAGAAGCAATCTTAAATATATCACCTGCGTCAATTGTTTTTGAGGCATCTAGCGGAGTATGGTATAGCAAGTTACCGCTTGTTGATGCATCCATTAAGCCAATCCAACCTACTGTTCCCCATGCCAATGTACATTGTGGGAATGTGCAGTCTGCGTTAGATAGGCTAACACCGTTAGATGGTGCAGCAAATGTTACGGATGTTCGTGCGTAAGAGCCACCAGATACTTCTGTACCTGTGTTAGCGTCTGTAGGATCGCTTGTGTAAAGAGCCACGTAGATTGTTGATGGTGCTGTATAGGCTGTATTGCGTAGCGTTACATTAATCAGCGCATTTTCTAGGTAGTTACTCATTTCAGACATATTAATACTCCTTAAATTTATTACTTTTAGTTAAATTATCCATTGCTGGTATTACTTGCAAATTTGAAGCTAAATGTAAGCCACTAACTTGTTTTCCTCTTAATGGAATAATGTGGTCAACATGATAATTTAACCCAACATTACTTAATGCTTTTGCATAAATATATACACACTCAGTTTCAAATAAATCTGCTTTGCTTAACCAAGATGGCAACCTATTTAATTTTGAAGCTCTTTTTCTTGATGACTGCTCTAAAACTTTATTTGGATTATTTTTATTCCACTCTCTTACTCGTTTTGCATTATTTTCTTTAAATTCTTCAGTATCTTTAATTTTTTCATAATACTTTTTTGCAGCAATAGATAATTTGTCTTTATTCTCTGAGTTCCATTTTCTAGTTGCAGCGTTTACTTTTTCTTTATTTTTGTCAGCATATCTTTTTTGAGATGCTCTTCTTAATTCTTTTTGTATGTCAGTTAGCATTATCTAGTAGCTATGCTTATTGATATAGGCGAACCTGCGTATTCCCCTTGGTCATCACTTACTGTTAATGCACTCAATGCTCTTTCATATAATGCTGCCCATGTTTGCAGTCTTGGGTCATTCATAATGTATGTTTCTGCCTCACCCAATGCACCATAAAGCAACAAGTCTGGACATATAGCCATAAATGCGTTAGATGACACGGAGTTACTCATAAATGGCGGTGCAGCGTAGTAAAGCATACTTAGCGTATAGTTGCTGTCCGGTATTGGAGCTAGTTGAAACTCTTGAGCTAGTACGGTGTATTGATGTGGTAAACCTGTATCGGTAGTACGAGCGTTACGGAATAGTGCGCTAGGTGACTGATACTCTAATGTTGCTGCTGGGTTTGTTGATATGTGTAGGTCACGCATCTGCAAGAAGTCTGATGGTAGCTCTACTGTGGAGTCACCTGCTACTGCTGTCGTGGTTACTACCTTTAGCATTTGACGAATACGGAGTTCTCTGCGTAAACGTGTTTCAGCAAGCCTAATGAAGTCTGGAATCATTGCCGTTAAATCACTACGAGCTAGGTAACTGGCAATCGTAGTCTGTAAATCAGAGTAATTTGTCAATGCCATTATATGCGCCCTGCCCTTGTTCTGAATGCCCTGTTATCGGGATTGTTTAACCATTCGTTAAATCGCTTCTTATCTATTACTGCAAAGCCTCGTGTTATGCCTTGCTTTTCTAATTCGGAGAAAACTGTAAGCGGTATTGATGCTACCTTATTTCCAAATGCATCATCGCTCCATGTCTTACGTTCGTCTTGAGCAGCGTACTCACGCTTATTCATCTCAAGTATGCTTGTAATGTCTTGGCTTTTAGCAATAACTAATTCGTCACCGTTATCAACAAACGATGTATTGGTAATGCCGTTGGAAATTGTATTACTCATAAGACCTCGTAATGGGGGAGAGTTTCCCCTCCCCACATATCTAACTAACTACTAGGTTAAGTCAGCGATGATACCGTGTGCTGCTTCGTTCTTAACTTCTAATGTGTACTCTACCAATAGTTGAGTTACATCAGCGTCACCAGTTTTGGCTAGCTCATTAGTTTGGAATGGGCGCAAGTAAGCTACAGCAGCCATTTCTGGATCTAATAAGAAAGCTACGTCATCATTGTCTGTGTTAGGAATGAAACGGTTAGGCACGATAGAGATAGTACCAAAGTCAGAAACATAAACGTCTGCTGCACCGATAATAGCTGCTTGGACATTGTTAGGTACATCTTTAAAGCGAGTAGCGATACCGGCAAATGTAGATGCAACTACTTTTTGTGCTGGAGTTACCATCAAGATTGTTGGTGAACCACCGTTAGTGTAAGTAGATTGGATTACGTTGTTTAAGATAGTGCTAGTGAAAGCACGGTCTGTACCAGTTACACGAGCAGTAGTACCCAAAGAACCAGCAGTACCAGAAGTACCACCAGAGTAGTTTGAGTTCAACCATGTTTGTAGACCACCCAAAACACGAGCAGTAGAAGAGTTACCAGCAGAAGCAACTTGGTTGCTTAATAAGATAGCTTCCATGTCACGTTTGATTTCTGAAGAAGCCTTAGCCAATTGGTATGCTTTTTCTGATTTACGACCGGCTTTGTTTACAGTTTCCAAAGTACCAGAAATTTTAATGGTTTTTTGTGAAATTTGTGTACGGTTACCGATACGAGTAGTTGGAGAGATTGTTGCATCAGATGCAGTAGCGCCCTCAACAACAGCGTTTGATACGTTTACAGCAGCTAGGCTGTCTGTTTGCCATTCGTGGTAAACCGCAGTCGCAGCAGTTTTACCAACAGATGTCATAAATGGTGTATCTGTAGGAGAGATGTTGTAAATAACATCTGCCAAGTCTTCACGTTGACCGATGCTGGTATAGGTTTGATATGTTGCCATGATAATTCCTTAAATAAAGTTTTCAAAGACAGATGCAGCGTCACGCACCTTGCCCGATTTTTGTAATTGAGCCATAGTCTTTTTAGCCTGGTCAGTATTTACAGATGTATTACTGTTACCAGACTTAATAGTCTTAGGCGGTTCACTAACCCTCTTGTTTAGTTGAGGCTTAGACTGTTGTAATTTGTCGTACTGCATTGCTTTATACAATGCCATAACGTGCCGAGCATCTCTTACTGACGATAGCTCTTGATCTGAGAATCCTAAGTTCTTTGCAAACTTACGCAAATCTGACCTTAGTGCCTCACCTTTTACTGGATCGCTGTATTCTGGTAGTGATTCAGACAATACGGCAGCCTGCTGAGATAGATATTGCTGCATTCCTTGCTGTTGCTCGGCTTGTTGCATCTCTGCAATGCGTTGTCTTTCAGCTTGTACTGCATATAACTTCTCTTTGTTCTGCGACATCTCTGCCACTCGTACAGCGTAACCAATAGGGTCGGACTCTTTTAGATACTCTAAATCCTCTACTGGTTGTTGAGCATTCAGTAATTGCTCCATTGCCTGCAATCGTTCTGCATAAGCATCACGCATATATTTGGCTTCTTCAATAGCTTGTTGTTCAGCCTCTAATGCTTTGCGTTGCTCTGCTACTTGTTGCGTCTTTTTGGTATAGTCTGCACCTTGTTGTGCTAGTGATTTTAGTTCAGTTAAGGTTAGTTCTTTCTCTTCGCCACCGACTTTAACTTGAAACCGTTGTTCGTCTTGGTCTGAGTTAGACTCCTCTGAGCCATCATCATTTTGCTCATCTTGCTGCGTTTCTACCTGCTCATTCTCTTGTTCTGGTTGCTCTTCAGCTTGCCCTTCTTCGGGTGCTTCTGCTGCATCCATTAAACCTAAGAATGCGTTTTGTGCTTCATTGATACTGCCATTGCTTTGTGTGTCACTCCCGTTAGGGTTGGTGTCGGTAGTCATGTAAATCTCCATATGCTAGTGCGCCTAGCCACGTTTTATAGATACTATAAAATCTTCCAGCGTTTTGCATTAATCTTGCGGTCATCTGCCATGCCAACTATGTGAGCCATTACTTCACGTATGGCTGTTAGCTTTGTATAAGCATCTTGTCGCTCATCGTAATCATAAAGCGGTGAGTTAGCCCACCGTAACATCTGTAAGTCTTCCATCTCTTTAAACACATCCAAGAAGTTTTGATCTTGGAGCATATTGTTTGCCCACTCTGATTTGGTCACATAAACCTTCCAGCACCGCTTGATGCTGATTGAGCTGCACCTTGTCCACCAAGTAAACCGGCACTAGCTTGTAAGTCACCTTGCATACCCTGTGCGCTTTGATAAAGCTCTGGAAACAATGCAGCAATATTAATTGGAGTAAATTGCTGCGCTGGCTTTGCTGTCATGGATTGGTTATTAAAGTCATTTATATAGTTGCGACTTTGTTCTAATCTTTTGCCAATGTTTAACA